TATACAGGTGTTCGAAGAACCAACAATTGTTTTTAGCAAACAGAATCCCTGTATGATGAAGGCGGATAGAAGGCACCACGCCCTCCATATGTTGCCGTGGATCACAAAATCACACTGGCAAAGTTTGCATCCGGAAGCCTCTACCGAGGAAGGCGACAAAACTGTAAGCCAAATGGTGCTTGCATATCTAAGGAATCAAGTGATGCTTGGTGAGGGTGAGGTAAATATCCTCATCGGCCACGCCCTTGTAGCGGGTGCGCGTGCTCAGAACCATCAACCACTTATGGGAGAAGGTGTTACATTCGGCATCCACGACCTTCCTGATGCCGGATTCTACGCGGCCCTGTTGGGTCATATTCATTTAAAACAGGAATTTTCTCCGAGGTTCCTATACAATGGATCGCCCTCCGCACTAAATTATGGAGAGGATTCCGAAAAATGGTATTCAGTACTTGATACCGAATCTGGTGAAATTGAATGGGTTCACCTGGATACTATCGACCGCTTCACTTTCGATGCCCAATGGTTACAAAATATGTTTTCCTGGGCACCATGTCCCGGGTTTGACGAGAACAGGATCAAGGGCGCTCGTGTTAGAGTAAACCTAAGGCTAAACGAAGGCGACGATATTGAATTAGCCAAATCCACAACTGAGTCCAAGATAATTGGGCTTGGAGCCCTTGAGTGCAAGGTAAACGCGCAAACCACACCAAGAGTGGAGGTTAGATCGTCTGAGGTACACCAAGCCAAAACCATGTCGGAAAAGCTGATTAAGTATTGGGAGGCAACTGGTGTCCCAATTCCTGAGGTTAGTAAGGATATGTTATCCAAGCTAATTGATTTGGAAGAATCGGTTAATTTAATATGAAATGTGCATATATTTATGGACTTTACGACCCTCGCGGGGATCTGAGAAATGGTCTGTTTGATCCCGAGATTGGCATACGCTATATTGGGAAAACAAAGCATAAGCCAAAGATAAGGCTTATGGCACATATTAGTACCGCTAGGCGCGGAGTTAGGACACATATCTCAAACTTGATAATATCCTTTCTTTCAGAGGATATTTTTCCTGCGATAAAAATCTTGGAGATTTGCGAGTCCGACCTGGATTCTGAGAGAGAGATAGCATACATTGCCTTTTTCAGGAAAAACGGGGCCAACCTGACCAACCTTACCGATGGCGGAGAGGGCCTACTTAACCCATCCAATGAAACACGGGCAAAAATGTCAGCTTCGTGGATAACCCGCGAGGTATCAGATGATACAAGAGAAAGAATGTCTATTTCTCACATGGGTAACAATAGCAATCTTGGGAGAAAGCTTTCTGATAAACACAGAGAAAACATTTCTAATTCTCTAAAGGGAAACAAGCGCAGGCTTGGAAGTAAGACATCTGACGAAACTAGGAAAAAATTATCTGATGCACTACTGGGAAACACACGTTCATTAGGATACCATCACCCTAAAGAATTCGGAGAAAAAATGAGAGCTATAAGAACGGGGAGAAAACATTCTGACAAAACCAAGAAAAAAATGAGCGACTCCATGAAAAAATATTGGGCAGAAAGAAAGGCTCGTGAAAAAAATGATACCTATTCATCTTAAACTTAGGTTTATAGGCCCCTTCAAGGAAGTAGAAGTTGACTTCCGGAAACTGCCGGATTCCATAATTGCTGTAGTAGGAGAAAATGGGGCTGGTAAGAGCTTCTTTATTGAGTCCGTGTTCGCTGCCCTGTATCGAACGTTCCCTTCGCGTCCATCTGGTTTATATAAGTTCTGCCAAGGTACCAACGCCCAGATCGATTACGAATTCTCGCATAACGGCACTAATTATCATAGTATCCTCAATATCAACGCAGTAAAACTTCAGATGGAAGCGTTTCTCTACCGCAACGGCGAACCTCTGAACGACGGGAAAAACAGTACATTCGACGCAGCCGCAGAGAAAGAATTCGGCTCCAGCAAACAGATTCTTGCCAGCGTGTTCGCCTGCCAGAAAAAGAAAGGAAGTTTTATTAGTTTGCCCAAGTCGGAAAGGAAAGCGCTTTTTATCAGCATGCGAGGCCTGCAGAAACTTGATGAGATATCCAAGTTGGCTGGCGAGAAAGCCGCTAAGGCCAAAGCTGAGGTGGATACCCTGAACGGTGGAATAAGCGTGGTTGCCGATACCGCCAATAAGCCAATACCAGACCTTGAGGCGTTGCGCGATAAGATCCTGTTTCGAGAACAGGAGACCGTCCGACTGTCAGGAGTGGTCCTGGAGAAGAAAACCCGGTTGGCAGAACTGAAGGGATTAATGTCCAACGTTGGACATATCAAAGATACCGCCAGGGAACTAGCCAAGCGCAGGGTTGCCCTGATTTCAGATCGAAACAAGATTTCTGAAAGTATCAAAAAGTCTGAATCTATAATACAGGGTATAGATGCCCTGAAGTCCAAAGCGGAGTCCTTTAAGAAATCAGACGAGTCCCTGCTTGCATTTCGCGCAGACCTGGGCAGGGCCCAGTCCGAGATGGCCGAGCACATGAAGTCGTGTGCCGCCCTGAGAGACGAAAAGTCCAAGGTAGAGCGTGAGATATCCGACCTCAACTCCAAGATATCTGCGGCAGAAATCAAGCTGAAGCACGCCGAGGCGGACGCCGCCACCATTGCAACGGTTCCTTGTGGTGCCGAGGGTGACTACGCCAAGTGCCAGTTCCTTACCCGCGCGGTTAAGGCGAAGTCTGAGATAGATCCTGTTACGGGAGAAATAGACACCCAAAAGTGCAACCGGTTGCACTTAACTCAACAAGTAAAGCCGTTGCCGGACCCCATGATCCTGAAGGAATTTGAAAACAGGATCCGCGATATCCAGGGTCGCATTAAGACTATTGAGACCGATAATCTGCAACAGGAATCAACCCGTCGCAAGCTTGCCGAGGCCGAAGCTGAAACGGGTAGGCTTACCCTGTTGGGGGACCGGCTGGATGGAATTGACGAGGATATTAAGACGATCGACTCTGACATAGCGACCAACAAAGAGAACTTGAAGAATACCGATGAGTTTGAAAAGGAATATTCCACCATCGAGGCAGGTATGTCGGTAGAAGAGGACGCCCTGAGCGAATCCAGGATAGAGTGTGATTACACAAAGAACCGGCTGGTCGAAGGTGAGTCCATGATAGCCAAAATCAACGATGCTAAGACCAAACTGGAAAGTCTTACCTCGCAGCGCGCGGTGATAGACAGGGACCGCATCAGCTATGACTTGCTGTCTAAGGCCTTTGGCAAGACCGGGATCCAGTCGCTTGAGATAGACGCCGCGGGTCCAGAGATCAGCGCTATTGCGAACGATTTACTTTTCTCTTGCTTTGGTCCACGATTTTCGATAAAATTCGTCACACAAAGGCCTAAATCTGGCGCAGAGGGATTTGTGGACGACTTTGACATTTATGTCTTTGACTCAGACCGGAACAGGGAAGGTTCGATAGACGACTTATCTGGAGGCGAAGAGGTTATAGTGAACGAGGCCGTCAGTCTTGCAATAGCACTATTCAACCGCAAGGGATCGGACACCGGCTGGCAGACCCTATTCCGGGATGAGGTAAGCGGGGCACTTGATGATAACAGGGCTCCCCAGTACATATCCATGCTGCGCAGGGCCAGGGAGGTTGGGCACTTCAAGTCCCTGTTCTTTATAGCGCACCAGCCCAAGATTGTGGATCTGGCGGATGTTCAACTGAAGGTACACGATGGAACTGTTGAGCTGGTGGGATGAATAAAAACAGGACTCGGCGCTGCAAAGGATGTGGTGGCAACCTATTCAATCCGGACGAGGTCTGGTGTGACCAGTGTAAGGTAAACCAGCCTGACGAACACAGGAGCCTCTACGAGATAGAGGGCGACTGCGAGGGTTGTGGTGAAAGTCTTAAATTGAACAGTGATGGTTATTGTCGAAGGTGCTCACAACTTTACAGAACAGGATAAATATGCAAGTAACCGTGCTACACGAAAACGCCCGGGGTTGCGGATACCGCCACTCCGGTAAAGATGGATACGGGTTGTACCTGATTGGCGACGGGATCCTGTTACCGTGTGAAAGGCTTCCATTTCCATTGGGCCACTGTCCTACGTGCGGGGAAGGGATTAAGTTCTCGCGCGGATTTACATGGATACTGCCAAGTAAGTTGCTTGCAGAAGATATATCACCAATATGCTTCTTTTCTGACTCTATCGGAGCTGTTTATCCCCATGACCACAAAACATGTTTAATGTGCCATCCATCTGAGGAAAAACAGGGGCTTATGTTCGTAGGAGATCGTCATTACTCTCCAGACTCCTTCATGCGTGAGTCAAAGCACATGGGGGTATCCAAACGGATATCCTGTATTCCACGGGGATTTGAGGTAGGAACCCACGTTGTTTATTTGGCCCACAATAAGGCCGTAACTCACGAGGATGAGCCCCATACTTCCATGGGCATCTTCATGGCCTTCAAGCCAAAATTCCTGGATATCGTAGTGGACACCGAGGATGTTGAAAAGCTGCCCCCGCGCGCGGTGCAGCTCGCCAATAAGTTTGGCGACGTGGCGCGAATAGTCAAGATTCAGAAAATTGAACAGACAACATTTTTAGAGGATAACGAAGATGACTAGAGGAATGCAAAGAATTGAGTTCATTGGAAACGTTGGTCGTAATCCGGAGAGCAGATTTACCCAATCAGGAAAACAGGTTGTAAACTTTTCGGTTGCCGTCAACGAAAAGTACAAGGAAACCGAAACTACCGAATGGTTCCGCTGTACCGCGTGGGAGAAACTTGCTGAGATTTGCCACAAGTATCTCCGCAAGGGATCCACGGTATATATTGCCGGTAAGATCAAAACAGGAAAATACACCGACAAAGATGGCACCGAGCGACAGACCTGGGATGTAGTAGTGCGGGAGATAAATCTCCTTGGACCTAAGGTTGACGAAAGTCCTGTTTCGGATTCGGGCACACAGGGGCCACCGGTTGACGACTCGTTTGGGGATGACGACCAAATTCCGTTCTGAGGCGTGAGATGAAACTGAAATACTTCATACTAGACCAAGGAGAGACCCTAGACGACGCTCGTGTTTTTGATTTGGCATCGTTTGATAAGTCTTGGGAAGAGCTGGCGGTTGAGCAACTTGCTGATCATTATCACTTTTGCCACGATGGTTGGGAAGCTTCATGGCCGATAACCTTCGAGGTTTACCGTGAAGATGATAGCAAGATTGGATCGTTCATCGTTGAACGTGAGGCTGTTCCTGAATTTTCAGCGAGAAGAGTTGATGGATAAGAAAGTTGACATCAAAGGCCTACGTTTAGCGATCCAGGTCCTGCGCAGAGCCGAGGAAGACTATCTCGGCTCTGCCAAAACAGGAGAAGAGGCAGACTGGGCCAAGGAAGCCCTGTTCGGAATGAATATGTCTGCGTTACCCCATGCGTGCGAGGCTCTTGGCATGGATCCTGTGGCGGCTCGATTGAAGTTGATCGAGTGGAAGGCTGAGGGACTCAAGGGCGACGTGTTTGACTGGCTGGAGGATCCGGCCTCAATGGCCAAGTTCCTGGCTGGTAAAGAACAGGACTTTCCTAGATTAAAGAGAATGAAAGGTGGGAGTGATGAGTGCTAACGAAAACTGTGAGTACTGTGATGCTTGCGGAGATTGCATAGTTTGTGAGCCTGATCACTATTGTGAGGTTTGCGGTGACTGCAGGTGGCATTGTCCTGGCCATGATGATGAGGTAACAGACGCTGAGAAAGAGAGGGAGAAATGACCGATTCATGTCCAACGTTGGACATTAAAAAAGCGGCAAAGGTTCTTGGGGAGATAGATAAGCTTGTAACCGCACAGCACGAAACGCTTGCACAGCTGGAGTCCAGCTTTGTCCGGCTTTCCCTGTTACTGTATGAGGCTAAGCGTGGTGCCTATTGGACCCTACGGGATTTCAATAGCGAGGAAGAGTATATAAAATCAAAGTTTCCGAATAGCCGGAGCCAGTACTACGCCCTGATCGGGATCGCGGAACACCTGGGTAAATATGAGTCCAAGAAACTTGAGTCCGCTGGTCGCTCCAAGTGCGAGGATCTTGTTCGCATTAAGAAGACCGAGGGCGATGTTCCTGTTCTGTGGTGGGCCCATGCAGAACAGGACGATAAGGAGACCTTCCGCAGAAGGGTGAGGGATTACATGGAAAAGAAAACAGGAAAGAAGGGCAAGTCCGCCAATCCGCACGAGGAAGACAGCCTGATGACGTTTCGTCTTTTTGGCGACTCCATCACAGTTGTTAAAAAGGCATTCGACATCCTGAAACTTATGACCGGATCTGATAAGAATGCCGGTGACCTGCTCACATTGATGTGTGCTGAGTTCTTGTCTCAGTTTGACGAAGAGCGAGGGCGTGTGACGGGACAAAATGCCTTCTTGCTGTCTTCGATACAGGGTCTGGTCCGACAGATTAACTTTGCTGAGGACAAGGCCGCGGATAGGCTGATTGGAATTATAGCTGCTGCGGTCGAAGGAAACACAGGAACCAAGGAGTAGTATGATTCCCGTAAAACCTTTTGAATGCAGTAAATGCCATGCCATGGTCTTCACATTGGCTCACATCCACGCCATGCTGTGCAATGAATATGTGTCCAACCCAGCGCTTGTTGCCAACACTCACCTATTCTATGCTCAGAACAGGAGTTTCCTTGCTACCCAATTGGAAGGTAAAGCGCATAAAACTACCAAAGGACGAGTACGAAAGTATAAGACTTGAGGTATATGAATCTCAAGGATGGAGATGTGCCCACTGTGCTGAGATGAAGCCCTTGACGCTCGACCATATCATCAAACGTAGCCAGGGTGGTGGGGATGAGCGGTCAAATTTAAGAGGGCTGTGTTTGGAATGTCATGATTACATGGACAATCAGGGCGGTAAATCCAAAGAGAAAAATGATGCGGAGGTAGTTTAATGGTAGAACAAGCGACCCAATCGCAAGGTGGCGGTTCAAATCCGACCTCTCCGCTCCAAAAAACACCGTGGGTAAGGCAACTCACATCTTTAGAGGCTAATGCCATGCTTGAAAAATGGCATTATTTAGGACGGTGTCCTGCTATTATTTTTGCAGTAGGCCATGAAGATGGGTGCTGTGTCTTTTCTACTCCCAGATCACGAGTTATGCAAGAAAAATACAAACCACTAAAATTGATTGAACTTGTTCGTATGGTAGGTTCTCCTGGTCATAAATTTGCCATGTCTTCTCTAATGGCTGTTGCCGCTAGAGAAGCCAAGAAGCGCGGATACGATGTTATTGTAACGTATTCCGATCCCTATGCTGGACATACGGGACAGGTTTATAGGGCGGCTGGATATGAAGATGACGGCCCCATTGGAAAAGATGGTCATCCTTTAATTTTTTTGGATGGAAAACTTGTAGCTCCTAAAACTTTTTACGGACGACACGGAACGCAATCTATCCCTAAACTTAAAGAAATTTACGGAAGTCGCCTGGAAACAAAGTCCAAACCGCTTAAAAATCGTTTTATGAAATGGCTTGTTCAAAAACAAAAACAGGACAAAAGGCGGATATAGCTTATGGAAAGCGTCAGAATCCAATCTGAAGATGGCGGATCGAAACCGACCTATCCGCTCCATTCCCTTTATGTGGTAAAATGTGGGCTGGACGTTGTTAAATCTTTTGTGGAAAAGTGGCACTATTCCCATTCGGTATTTGGAGTTACAACAACGGTTTGCTTTGCTGTAATACATGAAGACGTTGTGGTTGGGGCTGCAATCTTTGGCCTACCAGCTGGAACCGGTGTCTATGAGAAGTACAGCGATCATGGTAAGCATAAGTTGCCTGAACTGAGACGGTTCTGCCTGATTGATGATCTTCCTAAAAACGCAGAGACCAGAACTCTTGGCGTGATGCTACGACAACTAAGATACGATGGGTATGAAAGGATTCTGAGTTATGCAGATCCGGCCTATGGCCACCAGGGAACTATATACAAGGCGGCTGGGTTTACGCTTCTTGGAAAGACAAATTCAAGAAAGCATTGGACCTGGAAGGGTAAGAAATATCCAGACAGAAATATTCACCAGATTCACTTCAAATATCATATTCAGTTGAGATCCGCTATTGCATTCGGAGAAGCTACACCGGTTAAAATTCCCGGTAAATTAATTTATCTCAGAAATTTATAACAGGACTAAGATGCCCTCCTATGACGAGATTATAGACAAGTGGCGTGAACTCAGCGGTTGTATTGAACCCGTTGAATCGCTCACTAAGTCGGTGATCTATACCTATGCACCGCGTATGATCGAAACCCACCGATTCGAGGGGTTTGGGCGTAGCGGTAAGGACCTGCGACGGGGTCTCGATGAACTATGGGAAGTTCGTCAGGATCCAGCTGCCACAGCGTATGCCTTTGGTGCCGCCTTTCTGGCTGGAAACAGGACTCTGGCGTATATCAAGGGGTGCCTCCGGAACGCGCCCGATCGTCCTGTTATGTCCAACGTTGGACTAGTTGTTGCAGAAAATGAAACACCTGACGAAATTGCCCCACTTGACGAAACTGTCAAGTTAGGGGTAGAAAGTACCCCATTGGGTGATTTACCAGCAAGTTCTGGACAAGATGTTGTCGTTAATGGTCCGGATCCAAAGCCCTCAAAGGAAAACAGGATACCGAAGCCGACTCACCCGCCTAAGCCCAAGCATGTACCGGTAGAGAACAAGGTAACCTGGAAAGCTGACGCTAGTAGGTTTAAGTTCGCACCTGAAATTCGCCCCCATCATCTTCCTGAGCTGTCTAAACGCTGCATATCACCCGAATTTGCGCTGGCTTCTGGGGTACGATCTGCTGCAGACAATGAGCTTAGGGATATTGGATTCGATACCAGCTTAACTGTTGATCAGCGTAAGAAGGGGTTGCAGGGTATTTGTTTTGCTTACTGTGATCCTAAGACGCGAGCTGAAGTTGGGTATAGGATAAAGCCAGATCAAAGGTTTAATATTAGGGAAAGGGTTGCTAAATATCTTAGTAGAAAGGGAGATTCAATGCGGGCCTACTTCCCGCACACGGATACACCAGAAATGTTGGCTGATTGTAAAGTGCCAGTTATCATAACGGAAGGAGAATTAAAATCATTAAGTATTGCTGAAAATATGACCAAGACAACCCCCTCTCCCTATGTGGTTATTGGTCTGTCCGGTGTCAACGGAGGATGGTTCCGTGAGCGCCACATGGTGTATAAATCCGATGGTTCTAAAGAAGAAAAGGGTCACGGTAATCCTAAACTCATTGATGATTTTGATTTACTGGATTGGAAAAACAGACGAGTCTTTATTGTCTTTGATAGTGATGTTGGAAGACCGGTTCACGCTAAACTATTTAAGCAGAGCAAATATAGTGGTGCTATAGGAGCTGAATTCACTTTAGCACAACTATTGAGATCTAGGGGATCTGAAGTAAGGATTGTCCAAATTCCAGATCAGCACGAAGAGAAAACCGGTGCCGACGATTACATTTCTGAGAACGGACCAACCGCGTTCATCCGCCTGCTTTCAAATAATTGGACTTCGGCTCGTAATATTGAATCTATATTGTATGAGAAACCAAAGTGTGATATAATAATCAAGACAGCTGAAGAATTAGTTGAAGCGGCTCCGCAAGCACCAAAGTTTATAGTTGACAAATTGCTTCCAGCTGGCGGCACGGCGATTTTAGCTGGGGCACCTAAGGTTGGTAAGAGTTACTTGTTACTTGGATTGGCCATGGCAGTTGTAAAGGGTGAACGTTTCCTTGATTACTTTGATTGCGCAAAAGGCAACGTTCTGTATCTTCAGTCTGAGATACCCGACTGGGCCATGGCTCAACGCATCAAGGAGTTAGGACAAATACCAAAAGGTCTTTTCATTTGCACGCCCGGGCAGCTGCATTTGAATATGTATGAGGAAGATGGGTTCAGGAAGACACCAACAGAAAACGGAGAAGTTGTTGGAATGTTGGTTTCAAAAATGAAGGAACTATCTATTTCTCTATTGCTTATCGACCCCATTGCACATTTTTCCAGCCTAGATGAGAATAAACGGAAAGATATGACTCATCTGTATTCTGTGATTAGAATGATTAATCGATCGGCTGGAACTGCAACCTTAGTAGCACACCATCACAGAAAAACTGGTGGCCGTCAGGGCCCTGTATATCAGGGTGGCGATGATATGTTGGGGTCGATCAGCAACAGTGCGGAAACTGATTCAATTATAAGTATTTACAAGGAGGTTTGTAAGCGAGATAACACATTCCGACTCAAAATGCTTTTCTCTACCAGACACGCTGAGGAAATAAATCCCAGAGAGGTATGGCGTGAGGGTGGAGGTTTTGATTCGGTAAAGTGGAGATCTGACGAGTGGAAAGATGGTGGTGGAGTAACTCCTGAACATGATAGAAAGATCCTCGATGAACTCAAAAACGGACCTGGAAAGGCTAAAGAATTGATCACGAGGACTCGAATGGAACGGAGAACCTTCTTCCGATGTATTGGAGATCTTGTTGATTCCAATAGGGTTGAAAAGAAGGGCACCGAATACCGTCTTGTGAATGGTGGCCGGGAGGAAGATGATGACTTGCCTTTCGACTAAAAATCGTGACACTGTCACGATTTGCTTGTCACGATTTAAAAAAACAGTGACAAACTCCAGTCACAATCCTTGGCACAATTTATTTAAAACACACACTAAGTGTGATGTTTTAAACGATTTACAAGATCGTGACACATGTCACTTTTTATTTGGCACGAAATCCGGATTTCCAGCCCCACCCCCCGGCCTTTAGGCCGGGGGGTGGGGTGGTCCGGAAGGGTTGTCACTTTTGGAGAATTTAATGACCGAACCAAAAGACTCAAAATATTACGCAGCCAAATGTCTTGAATCCATCGACCAGCTTTGGAAAGACATGGGACATGACAACTTTGACCTTGCGTACAATTGGATTCAATCCCAACCCAACCACGTAGAAGCCATCAGGAAAGCAGAACAGGACTTCAATGCCTCCTGTGCAGCCGGAGAGCCACCCAACAGGATCCGCCAGTGGGCCCTGGCATGGTTCAGGTCTTGGAAGATTGCCGTAGGGTACGCGACACGGCACCTTATGCAAATGAAAGAGGACAAAGATGGTACGAACTGTGGCTAGGGTTGATTCTAACCAAAAATCCATAGTTGACGCCTTGCGTAAGTCAGGATGTTCGGTTCAACACCTACATCAGATAGGTCACGGTTGTCCCGATTTACTTGTATGTCGGGGAAACACCCTTTATCTTATGGAACTAAAGGACGGATCTAAGCCAAAGTCGTCCCAGAAACTAACCGCTGACGAGATAGAGTGGCATAGAAAATGGACCGGAACCGTACATATCGTTCATTCGGCAAAAGAAGCTCTGTCGGTTGTAGGGGTACTGCCTTAAAATAGGCCATAACTCACCGTAAATGGCCCGCCAGGGCACGAAAGAGGTAACAAGCTATGATTCCCTTGATGATCAACGCTTTTTATAACGAACAGGATACCCGCCGCGCGCTCGCTTGCTTCATTCTGGATGCCAAGAACCGGTTATCCATGGGCCCACAGTGCCTAGAGTTCGAGCGCCAGTTTGCTCTGTTCCAGGGACGCCACTATGCTGTATTATTCAACAGTGGCAGTAGCGCCAATCTTGCCTTGTTACAGGCCATGAAGATACTTGGCTACCTGCGTGATGGAGACACCGTTGGCTTCAGTGCTTTAACCTGGGCAACGAATGTGATGCCTATCATTCAGATGAATCTCATTCCTGTTCCAGTGGATATCGAGACTAACACACTGAACGTTAGCTCGCGTACCCTTGGCAATACCCTTGACGATAGTTACCTCCGTGTCCTGTTTTTAACCAACGCCCTGGGTTTTGCCGGTGACCTGGACAGAATAGCCAGCATGTGTCGGGACGACGACTGTGTGTTAATAGAGGACAACTGCGAATCACTTGGATCCGAATTGCGTTTAAACAGCAATATTCCCGCTTCCACTAAAACAGGAAACTTCGGACTAGCCTCCACATTTTCCTTCTATGCTGCCCATCACATTTCTACCATAGAAGGAGGGATGGTCTGTACCGACAACCAGGACCTGGATGAAAACCTTCGGATGGTTCGCGCGCACGGATGGGACAGAGATCTGAGGTACGAGCGCAAACAGAAGATCCGTGACAAGTATGACATTAACAATGAGTTATACGCCCGCTACACCTTCTATGACCTTGCGTTTAACATCCGTCCCACGGAGGTAACAGGATTCCTGGGCATCAAACAACTCGCCTACCTTCCGGAGATCATAGCCAAGCGGCAGGCGAATTTTCTGCGTGTAGACGAGGCTATCCGACAGAACGAGGACCTTATTCCTGTTTTGCACGACAATCTTGTAGTTAAGTCCATTTTTACGCTGCCGATTATCGCGCGGAGTCCTGTTCTGAAAAGCAAATATATCGAGCGGTTTTCGACCCGAGGCATTGAAGTTCGACCTGTGATCGCTGGAAATATACAAAGCCAACCCTTCTACAAGAAGTACGTACGCCGTAAATTCCGGCTCCCGGGAGCTGAAACTGTGGATGCACAGGGCTTTTATAGCGGTAACTGTCCTGAATATGACGAAAAACAAATTGACACGATCATAGGGGCCATAAATGGGCCATAATGTCCAACGTTGGACATAGAACAGGACAAATGGTCACAGCCCTAGTAGTTAAATGCCGACTCTGCAAGCGCAAGGAAACGTTCACTGTTAGAGACAAGACCAACATGCGCCATCTAGCGGCCAAAGCTGGGTGGCTGGAGAAACATAACGGGTGGGAATGCAGCTGCAGGAAGGTGGATCTTTCTATTGGAGAACAGGATGAATAAGGAATCTACGATCTACGTGGCTGGACATACGGGACTCCTAGGATCGGCCATAGTCCGCAGATTGAAGCAGGATGGATACGATAACCTGATCCTAAGAACCCACCGGCAGATGGATCTGACTGACCAGTTCGAGGTCAATCGGTTTTTTAGGCGCGAGCATCCGGAGTATGTGTTCCTGTGTGCCGCCCTGGTGGGTGGAATCCATGCCAATGCGTGTGGGCAGGCTGACTTCCTGTATCAGAATCTTCAAATCCAGAATAATATTATCTGGAGTGCATTCAAGAATGACGCGGAGCGGTTGCTTTTCATAGGAAGCTCCTGTATTTACCCGCAGAAGTGCGAGCAACCCATGAAAGAGGAATATCTGATGCAGGGGCCTCCTGAGCCATTGAATGAGGGGTATGCCATGGCCAAAATTTCTGGACTTTTGTTGTGCAAGTATATTTATAGACAATATGGAAGCGGATTTATATCCTGTATGTTGCCAAACATCTACGGACCCAACGATAACTTTGATCAAAAGTACGCTCATGTTATCTCGGGTCTCATTGTTCGTATGCACGAAGCCAAGGAGAAGAAGGAACGCTCGTTTGTTGTGTGGGGAACCGGAAACGTGAAACGCGAATTCATCTACTCTGATGATGCGGCTGCCGCTGCCATTTGGATGATGAAAAATTACTTCAATCACCGGTTTATGAACGTGGGAACGGGAAAAGAGTACACTATTAAACAGGTAGTGGAGATTGTGGCCAGAAATGTTGGATACAATGGGGCCATTGTTTACGATCATAATAAACCGGACGGTGCCGTAAGGAAACTTCTGGATGGTAGCATGATGGTGTCTACCGGATGGTTGCCCAAGGTAGATCTGGAACAGGGCATTGCGCTAACATATTCATGGTATCAAAAACATGTTTTATAGGGATCTTGAAGATAAAGCGAACTGGGTACGGCGAGAAACACTTCTTATTCACAAGCGCGCGCAGGGGACCAGGATATCGTCGTCCCTCTCGTGTGTAGAGATCCTTACCGTCCTGTTCTATGGTGGAATTTTGGCTTATAAGGATTCTGAGCCTCTATGGGAAGGTCGAGACCGTCTTATTGTGAGCAAGGGCCATGGGAGTATAGCTATGTACCCCATCCTCTCAGATATTGGATTCTTTCCGCAAATAGAACTGGAACGAGTGTGCCAGGATGGTGCCATGCTTGGATCTATACCCGATCCAACCATCCCTGGGTACGAGTGCCTTGGAGGTTCACTTGGACACGGTCTTGGTGTAGCATGTGGAGTTGCCCTAGCTCTTAAGCGCCAGAACAGGACTCAGCGTGTTTACTGCCTGATGGGAGACGGAGAGTTAAATGAGGGGTCCGTATGGGAAGCCTTGATGTTTGCAAGGCACCACCAGATTGGAAATCTGATAATAATAATAGACGCCAATGGATCGTCTATGATGGGTAGGTGCCAGGATGTATTAAGGCTTGGGGCAACGGAGCCGTTCAGTTGTTTTAATTGTGAGATAAGACAAACAGATGGGCATTCTGTAGAACAGATTTATAATCAATTGTTTGGGCTTAAGCTCTCGTCTCTTCTTAGACCGGGCGTCCTAATTGCCAACACTATAAAGGGCAAAGGTGTTCCCGAGCTAGAGAGCGACCCATTAAGCCACATCAGGAATATCTCACCAGACAGGGTAGACGAACTGTTAAAGGAGCTGCCATGAAACGAGCAATGCGTGACGCATTCATAGAAGAGTTGGCTCTGCGCATGCGTGATGACGACTCGATTTTTTTCCTGACAGCGGATCTTGGAGCCCCAGCGCTTGACCAGTTGAAGGCTGATTTTCCAGACAGATTCATAAATCTTGGAATCGCAGAGCAAAATTTGATAAACGTTGCAACCGGACTGGCGCTGGAAAACAGGAAAGTCTACGCCTACGCCATAGCCCCATTCGTTACCATGAGGGCGTTTGAGCAAATTCGCAACCTAGCCCTGTTATCGCAGATCCGTCCTATAAACGTCAACATCATCGGAATTGGTGCAGGAATGAGTTATGTTACGTCGGGTCCGCAGCACCATGCGCTGGAAGACATTTCGATCATCCGGACGCTGCCTAATATTGTCCTGTTTTCTCCGTCTGACCTTGGTTTGACTAGAGAGTTTGTTGACTACTCGCTGAATAATAAGTGTCCAAAGTACATACGCTTAGACGGGGAACCCGTTGGCTACCTAAACGATGAGGCTATAATATCTGAGGGCCTTAGGGAAATCATAACAGGAAAAGACTCGTGCATTGTGGCAACGGGACACATGGTTCACACGGCCATAGAGGCCTCTAAGAAATTGTCCAACGTTGGATATGAGGTTGGTGTAATTGATCTGTTTATGTTGAAGATGACTCCGACGCTTAAGAGAGACCTTACCGAATTCCTTAGGGGATACATGCAGGTATTTACTCTTGAGGAGGGATTTCTTGGCGCTGGAGGTGTTGACTCAGTGGTAATGGGTCTGTCAAATGATGATAACGAGGGTCCGCTCCAAGTGATATCAATGGGGCTGAGGGATCGATATGCCTTTGAGGTTGGTAACAGGACTTTCCTGCACAACAGGGCCGGGATCGATGTGGATGGGGTGGTGGAGACGGTGCTTATGAACTTAGCTTAGATTGGTTTTATTAGGGAGATTTGACGTAGGATTTTAATTAGAGATTTTCTGGCTCTTCTTCTTGCGTGACCGTTTTTGATACTCTTTTTATGTTTAACAGAAAGTTTTCTACCAGTTAAAGTCTTGCTAGTTTTTTTCTCTAGCTTCTTTAGAGATTATTCTACCAGTATTTGCATCGCTAATCAATCTTCTGGTTGTTTCTGAAACTTCATGTCCAAGATGCCCATCTCCAATTCTTTTTCTATGTTCTTCAGACAGTTTTACTCCAGTATGAGATTTGCTCATCCTTTTTCTGGATTCATCTGACACTTTGTGTCCCTTGTTGGCCTTACTTATATTTGCTTTGGTTTCTTCGGAACGGTGAGTGCCTCTATGTGCGTTCCCTATTTTTTCTCTGGTTTCTTTGGGTAACGACTTGCCTCTATGAAAATCTCCCATCCTTTTTCTGGATTCATCTGACACTTTGTGTCCTAGAGCGTTTTTATTACCCATACTTCCATTACTTATTTTTTTCCTTGTCTCTTCTGATGGATTTGGAGAGCCTTCACCGCCATCGGTTGAGTTGACCAAGTCTGCTCCGATTTGTCTGAAGAATTTTATCCACCCAATTTCATCCTCTGATCTTAAGGAATTATCAACGTCTGCTAGAAGTTCTATTGTTGGTCTTACTCCATCATTAAGAAGTGATTTTATCCAACAGCTTTTGTGTGTTTTTTCTTTTTCTGAAATATGATTTGATAACCTTCTCCAAAGTGGTTCCCGTGTTACTCCAACATATCTTACCTTGTCATTACGTGGATCTTTAAGGGCATATACGTGAGTGGTCATACAAACATTATACAACACGCTTGTCAAATTTCTTATCTAACCTAGCATAGCTAACACTCCAGCTGCGTCCACGACCAGATTGCAAATCCGCGCTTCCATCTCCATGCTTAACAACAAGGGCGCTTGTCACAGCCGTTCGCCACATTCTGTTACGGTCAAATGGAGCCATGCGTGTGCGGATACAGAACTCCTCATCTTCTCCGCCATACGAAGTGAACGCTTCTGAAAGTAGTCCAATCTGATCAATTAGTTGTCGTTTTATGTAGACACATGGGAAACACACATTTTCCAAATGGACGATCTTAAACTCCTCATCTACTTTCCATGAACGATACCGGTTGTGCCAACGTTGTGCCACGCTTCCAACGCACCCACGGATTAAAGGAGATAGAACCCCAACGTTTTCATACTTGTATGCTAAATCATGGAGTTTTTTGAAGAAGCCCTGTTCCAATATAACCGTATCGTCATTTAGTAAAACGACATCTTTATCCTCAAGCGCATTGATTCCTAGATTAATCGCACGAGAAAAAACGAACCTTCCCTTGGGATAATCTATTCTTTCCCCAAGACCGTAATCTGTTTGATGGCCGTTGGCTATGACGATGATTCTTGGCCATGGCTTTGGAATGAATTCGTGAAACGATTTAACTAGGGGTTGAATTATATCTTGGTAGCGATTCGGGATTATGATTCCGTAGTTCACCTTTTTATTACCTCTCCACGCGAAGTTGTTCTATGCTGTTCTGTGCTATGTGGGCACGTCCACCACCAAAACTCTCCATCATACTCTACCCTATGTCTGCAGTAGCACGAGGCACATTTTTTGCAAGTGTAGCTGGGATCATTCCCTTTCTGGTGTATGCACTTTTTCATAGCGTTCCCTTATACGGAGCAGGATCTAATACTACAGCGTCGTTTCGTAACAGGACTTCAGGCGTTGGAAAATACATCCATTCGCGCCAGAGACTGCGAATCCCCTCTTCGCCATGGTCATCAAGGAAGATGTTGTAGTGACGCCAATGTGTGTGGTAGAATTCCGGACATCCCCGCGCGTCAGCCGCTGCGATCGACGCGCGATTGCGAGCAAGCTTTTTAAGGAAGATGTCCTCAGACCGGTAGGGAAAGTGCCGCATTTCTATACACTCCTCACCTCCCGGGCTAACACCACCACCACTTGCCATATGGGCACCATGATTGCCCTCGTCAATGATTATATCTGGATCGGCGCGCACGATTACCTTGTTTAATCCAAGCGGGTTTTCCAGTCTCCACGGCATCCTCTTGTAGGGATTTTCGTTTATAGGGTCACGTCCGGTGCAGTAGTGATTGAATATCTTGACCATAATAACCCTGTTCTGGCTATCTCGGATGACCTGAGACAGTGACCGATTGGGATCAGTGGACACGAATAATTCGTCTGCATCGTTCGGGAGCACGAAACTAGCACCACGTTCATAGGCGATGTTCATCATGTTGGTTTCTTTGGGCCCATTGAATGCTGCGATATCGTCGTCACGTATCAGGATCAGGCGAGGGTTGTCATGCGCCATGGTCTCAAGGATTTCAAGGGTGCCATCGTCAGCCTGTATGTGGGATACGATAATTCCATCTATGCCTTCGGCAAACAAGTGACTGATAGTGTATCCAATAATGTCTACCTCGGCCCCACATATGATTGTTGCCCAAACTTCTTTTTTCATTTTTTCTCCTGGTATACGAATTCGAATTCACTGGCTACATATATTCCATCTGAAGCGGTTATCCTGTAACCAGACCTCGTGTCCGTATTTTTGTCCGGATGACCCGCCCAAATGATAACAGAGCTTTTGTCTCTCTCAATAAACGCCCCGGGATATGGACGAGTTACAGCACGTACAAGTCGGTCAATCTCAGTAACTGTCATTGTTGGGTTTATGCGGCCATCCTCGGGTTTACGTTGTGGCCACACTGTAGCCCGCGATTCATCCTGTTTTATATACACAGCACCCCACGATTTAAGACAAGGGTATGAGTATCGGATAGCTTCTCGATGGGCCGCGCAAACCTTGGCATACAGTGATCCGGCATCCTCACGATCCTCAATGGGTATCTTTACCTGATGGAGAATTACCCCCGTATCCACACCTTCATCCATTCGAAACAGGGTTACGCCGGTCACAGTCAGTCCCTTGAGTATCGCCCAAGGAATAGCCGCTCGCCCCCTTCCTTCAGGTAGCAGGGATGGGTGCATGCCAAGAACGCCTAGATTCGGTGCATCGAGGACGGCTCGGCCCGCTATCTGAGACCAGCCTACTATAAACAGACGGTCTATGTCTGCGGTACGGATGGCTTTGATTATATGATCTTCATTTACATTCTTTGTTTTGATTAGTGGAATAGAGTGTTCTGCGCAAAAATGATCGAGGTATATCCTACCGGACTTTTTAGGTGCTAGATCGTTATGTAATGTTACAGCCAGGGATACCTCGGCTCCGCATTTGCAAAGCTCATCAAGACAGTCCAGACCAAGTTGTACGCAGGTGACAAAACCAAATTTCATGGGCTCCTCCGTATGCCAACAAACACGGATTGGAAGGCTTCCGCGAACCGCATCCCAGCCTGTGCCCCTCGTGTCGTGGCTAAGGCGCGAAATACTTCTGGGCTTCTAGGATGCGGATAGGTGCGCATGACGCCTTTGTATGAGTTGACTGCTTCAATCTTCTTTTCAAGTGCGTCTGAGCCGATCTCAATAAAAAGATTGGGCCTGAATCCGCTTACGCCAGCCTCGAATCCCCAATCGGTTGAGGAGGGGACCTCCATGAGCCACAGCCCAAGCAATGGTGTAAGATCAGGAAGGCGCTGGAATATCCTACTTGCAGCCTGACAGGCTAACGATACTTGTAAGTGATCGTTGTTTAGATCTGATGGGTGATGTGTAATTATAATGTTCGCTGACGTTTGTTTGATTGCATCTTCGATAAACTGAACAAGTTCCAGGTGGGGTACGGTGTTGAATTTGATATCACGAAATCCACCCAGAATTTTATTCTCTGCTTTGATCAAAACATGTGCGCGGGCGATGTCTTCATGTAGCCTTGGAAGAGTTGGTCTGTTGACCCGAGTTTCTACCGCTCCAGATAAGATACACGTCGATACCTTAGCCCCACTTTCCGTCATAACAATGCTTGACGCACCGCATCCTATAGATTCATCGTCTGGGTGTGCTGCTACAATTAGAATTTTAAGACTTGCGAAATCTTGTATCATTCAACCCTTATTTCTAGTATCCCCAACCAGCCCGATGAAAACCAATGTTTGTAATTAGAGGAACGTCCCTCTGTTTACCCAGATAAGAACATAGTACATTCGGATATTTTTCTCTAAGTCTAAACATGAAATTTCCTTCCGAATACTCACAATCTGGCCAGCCGACCTCAACCACCCACCCTGGATACAAGCATGGATTGCAGGAAAAGTAACGATTGTGTTCGCACCAGTTAATACTTTCGTATGATTTGTCTGTAAAATCTTCGGGGTGTTGCAATAGCATATCACCTACCGCAAACTCATTACTGTTTACCGGATCTCGTTTTAAGACAACTTGAGCCATGTTCTTGTTTTGATCTAGGATCCATATCATGTCTTTGATCATAACAGGACGCTCAAGAACCCAATCGTCCTCTAAGTGGAACACAAAGTCTATGTCTTTAGGAATTAGGTCCCAGGTGCGGATCATGGACTTAGTGTATCCTATACGATCTTTGTGTTTGTCAATTACCGCAAATCTTCCGTACAGAGAGCGCTGGACGCCAGCTTGCCCGCTATCGTCTGATAGAATCGTATGATCAAAATAAAAACTTTCACCATCGTCTGTTACCAGATTGCGTTTAAACGATTCCAATGTTTTGGATAGAACGTCCGGGCGACCGTCAGTAAAGCATATCAGGCAAATCTTTGGTAAGCTCATTTCCAGCCACAATCCTTGCTGTATCTGTCCGGATTCCAGATGTGCCCGTGACTCGCGGGATACCGTTGGTAGTAGAAGTTATCCACACTGGTTGAATATATTGGAAGCTTGTGGGCCAGGGCCCATTCTCCTAGCTCTGTGTCGGCCATAATTCCAGACCGGTTACAACGCCAATGATCGTTTTCGTTATATGTCTTAATGTTCAGGGCCATAGTGTCGCCCTGTACCCAGGTGGTTGTTCCGTCTGGCTGGATTATACCATGGCATTCGTCGTACTCCTGGCGATTCATTCCAATGAAGCGAACGTGGAATTTTGTCTTTCCCATTATAGCAGCTTCCGGATGTAACAAGAACATGTCGCGCGTCTCTTCGATGAACTTTGGTTCGTACCAGCAGTCATCGGACATAAGCATCATGAAGCCATCGTTGACTATTCTTCCTACGGTGTCGAACGCCTCTCGGTAGATTCCGGACAACTCGGTTTTGGGCGGTTCCCTTAAAACTAATGTGTGGATTCCCGCCTTGTCCAGCCATTCGGATAGGTGTTCTGAATTAGCAAATTGAAATTCTGGAACAGAAAACACAGCCAGATCGGGTTTTACGGTCTGATGAGATAGGAACTCGATTATCTTGTCGTAGAAATTAGGACGTTTGGTTGGTAAAACGGTAATAATCATGCAAACATATCTCCACATTTCCAAAGGTGACCATGCTCTTTGCCCCACCTTTGGTACCAAAAGTTTTCCTCTGATGTATAGCGCACCTTTAGACCTTCAGCAAAAAACGCCTTCATAATTGATACGTCGCCATACGGATCGTTTTCGTCAAATCTGATGGACGGATACTTTCTATATCCCTCCACATTCATTGATATTGTGCCACCGCCCAGTCCAAGACCTGGATTTTCAGGATCTCCCACTTCGGGATACTTGGGTGGTCTGCTACCGTCCATCCATCGTGTGCGAACGTGCAGCTTGCCAATTATTACAGCGTCAGGATGCACAACCAGGGCACCAGCAGCCTCAGCTAAATAGTTTTCTCCGTACAAATTGTCATCTTCCAATAGGCAGATCATCCCAGTTTTTATAAGCCTCTCCGCAGCTGCGAAACATATGTTAAGTAGGTGTCCGGATACCACATTGTCATCGGGATTGCGAATTATAACAGGACAAACGTTCCAATATCTCAGGTATGTCTCAAAGTCCAACGTTGGACATTGCTCTTCTCGATCTATAAGAAGTATGGAGTAATCCGGCTTACGCTTCTGCAGCACTATGTTTTCTGCTAAGTATTGCCAGAATTCTGGTCGCTTGCTTGGGGTAACCGTTACTATTTGCACTCGATCTCCTGTAACAGGGCAAGGATCTCTTGGTGGGATAACTGGCTTGTGTTGGTGGATGTGTATTCTCCTGTTCTGGTGGTGGTAATACTGTGCGGAGCATACTCTGGATGGACGCAGAAGTATAGAGAATTTTCTGTAGAACGTTTCATCTCGCCTTCGGTTACCAGGGACTCGTGAAGCTTTTCTCCAGGCCGGGGTCCTGTTATGTCAATTGGATGGTTTTCACCGAATGGGCTGTACTTGACGATCATGGCATACGCCAAGGCTTCCATTGTGCAGGCTGGTGCTTTGTGCGCAAAAATTTCTCCTCCAGACGTATTCTCCATAGCATACAATGCCAAGTCGCTTACCATCTTTGGTGTCAGATGAAAGCGCGTCATATCTCCCACGGTCAGCGTCAGGTGTTTCAGCTCACTGATCTGACGCATGAACAAGGGTACGACTGATCCACTGCTGCCTATTACGTTTCCCAGGCGTATGCAGCTGAATCGTGTATAGCATGGTACCCTGTTCATATTGCAGACAATTTTCTCCATCATTGCCTTGCTGAGACCCATCGCTGAAACAGGATAAACGGCTTTATCGGTACTCAGGGCTACTACGGTCTTGACACCACACGCTATGGCGGCATCACAGACATTCTGAGATCCAAGTACATTGGTCTTTACCGCCTCCATCGGATTTACCTCGCAAGACGGAACCTGTTTTAGGGCTGCAGCATGGAAAACGTAGTCCACATTGTACATAGCGTCGAAGATCCGCATCTTGTCGCGGGTGTCTCCAATTATATATGTGAACTGCGGGAAGCGTGATTTCATTTTCCACTGTTGCTGTTCTCCGCGACTAAAAATTATGACTTTATGTTCCCCAAGTTTAAAAATGTCCTCGGCTACCCTGCTACCTATGTAGCCAGTTCCGCCTGTTATCAACACGGTTATCTTTGGCATAACCATCCTCATTCTGTGCTCCAATCCGGCTCAACAACCGTTGGCCTTTTACCATCATTTTTCTTTCTGAATTCTTCGGGGCTGGTGAAACCGGCCACCCTGCCACGCTTGGTCTCAATAATCCAGGCGACCTCCTGCATTGTTCGCAGGTTGGTCTTGGCTCTGCTGTTGTAGGATGTGCATTCCACTATTTTTGTTTTAATTGGTGCGTCGAATTGCCAACATCTCATGAATTCCTCAGAATCGCCCTCCCCTTGAGCGAAGATGCAGTTCGAGCAACTCCTGCATAGAAAGGGTTTACCACCACGGGTTCCGTACTTGATGTTAATGGTCATTGCCATTAATGCACCTCACTCAGGCTGATACCAGAGGACAGCTCTAAAGGCTTCAGGCTGTCCAGTATGGATTTCATTAGGGCCTGGGGATTCTTTACAGCATTGCATCTTCCCTGTTTCGTAGAATGCGCTCTATAGATAGCATTTCTGCAGAGGTTGGTTCTTGCGCCGTAGAGCACAAGCTTACAGAAAAGGTGATAATCTTCCCAGGACTCCCAAGAACTATATCCACCTACCTTTATGAACAAGTCGCGTGGAAAAAGGGTTCCGATGCACATGTAGTTACCCTGAGCGAGGGGTCTCTTTGGAAGCTCAATGGGGGCGGGGATGACGCAGTCTCCATCTTGTACGTATCTCATCATTGGATACCTAAGATCACCCGTTCCAACTAACATCGCCTCAACGTACCCGGGTTCCAGCTCGTCATCTGCGTCCAAACATATAACCAGATCAGAGGTGGCTTTTGATATGGCCAGATTGCGAACCTCGTCAATCGGTCCTGTCATGCGATGTAGTCCGATAAATTCTTTAGGTTGTACGGTTTGCATTTTTACTGATCTTGCAGCGCGCTGATAAAGCGGTTGCCAAACCTGTGGGTCACCATAACTGGATACGACAACGGAGACTGACGGCATCAATTAACTCCAGGGCCCAAAGCGGTGAGCGCTTCGGGCCCCTAAAGAAACGAACTACGCACAGACCATCAAAAGCATTATAGCATAACCAAATCAAGCTTTCTACACCTTCTAGCAAAACAACCCCGAAACAACCTCATCAGCCAAAACGCCAGCAGAGTCACCATCCAAATAAGCGGTGGTTGCCGATAAAGACTTGTGTCCAAGCCACTTGGAAGCAGAAACAATACTTCCAGTTTTTTCACTGATAAGCTGTGCAACCGATCTCCTTGTGGTATGGCAAGAATTGCCCCGCAGCTCCGCAGACTTGCAAACCATAGCAAGGTATTTCTTGAATACCCTGTGTATCGACGACCTGTTTAGCGATGTCCAACGTTGGACACAATTATTTGATTCGCTGCAGAATAGGAATGGATTGACATTGTTCTTCCTGGACGCCAAGTATTCAGCTATGGCTATCTGACAGCTATTGCGCAGCTTACGTTCAACCACCTTTCCTGTTTTTTGCATCCGCATCTTTAGAACCGGAAGAACCGTGCCATTCTCCGATACATCAGAAATCCTGATTCGTACAAGATCGCTGACCCTTAATCCCGCCGATACAGCCACTTCGAGTAGTGCATGATCACGCGGATTCGCACGCGACAAGTCGAGTAGCCGATTCAATCTGGCCTCGGTTAGAAAGAGCTTTGGCATATGGTTTCACTCCTTTTCGATCCTGTACATTATGATACGATTGCCGCACCCTGTCAAGAACTTCTTTCATAACAGGGCGAACGGCCCCATCCACTACGCGAATAGAGCTATCGCACCTGGGGCAATAAAATGTCATAAGGTATCCCAATGTTTTCATCTCGTGCGAAACGGGAATAGATATCCGCATCCTCCGCAGGCCGCACGAGCACTCAGCCAGCTTGTGGCTGACGTTCAGATGATAACGCATGACATCGTCACGTCGCGTCTGATAGTGGCATTTAGGGCAAGTCTTGATGTTTGACGAATGCGGCGGTCGTTTGGGCTTCTTGTCCAGCTTGTCCCGCCGCGGGTCAGATAACAGGATCTTGAGCCCGCGCTCCTGTTCTGTGGGGCGGCAGTGCTCGCAGCGAGTGCGTTGATAGGGCTGGGTGCGCCAGAATTCGCGCGCTATGCGGAATACCTTGTGGCCGCAGTCTAGGTCCAGCTCCCAGTACGGTATCCTGTGTTTGGCCTGGATCAGCTTGGAGTGAAGGACTTTGGATTGTGTGATTCGGATGTTGGACATAGTATCCTGTTTTCCTATTGAGTGGTCTGACCGGATTTGATACCGACCGTGGCTGTCCTGGCGCTAAACCGAAGTCGCGTTGACTTCCCGCAGACCACGGGATAATTTGTACCACAGAACAGGACATCTGTCAACAACTTTAATTTGGGTTGACAGATAACGGTAAGATGTGGTATAATTTTTAACTTATGGCAAAATGTCCTGAATTTGCATTATCTCGGTTGGGACCTCCGGAGACAAAAATCTCGAAATATGAATTTCACGAAAGGGCCAGCGAAACATATGCTCACTGGCTTGGTGGTAGTACCGAGGAGGAGATAGCGGAATTTTTTAAGCTAACTGTAAAGGAAGTTGAAACCGACCTTCAACACATTAGGTCCTGTCTTCCGGTTAGGACCATTTTGGCGCACGGCAACGACAGGATAAGGATTTTGTTGCAGCGTGAGCAGAGCGCTGATTTTAGAAGGTTGCTTAAAGAAACCCTTCAGAAGACGGCATCAGAATATCTACAGTCTGGACTATCACCAGCTGCAAGTTTACGTGAATATCGAGAGGCGATAGGATTAACGCAGCGTCCCGAACCAATGGTACAGGTAAACACTCAGCATAATATTAATATTGGTAGTGGAGATGGGAAGGCAACCTTTTCTTCCGCTGAAGATGTGGTCAGATCTGTTTTACGTGCTCAGAAAGAAGAGGAGAAGCTTCCGGTAATTGACGTAGATGTTGAACTAGAATCTGAAGGGAATCCTGGAAATGAGGTTCCCGAAGACAACGAATAGATTTCCGATTTTGCCATAGGACGTTTGCTGTTTCTCTCATTTTATTCTTAGTTTTATCGGAAAGAATGTTTCCAAGGCAATTTTGGTTTCCTTTAAGGGAATTACTTAAGTTTTTCAGATGCTCTTCTGATCTATTTTTTGCGTGATCGCTCATTATCTTCTTTTGTGTCAAGATTTCTATAGACATCCGCCCTTTTCTGGTGTATAATTACATCGATAATTGGAGGAATTTGTGAGTTTTACCGACGACTACCTGGAAGAAACGGCATGGATTATCCATGCCATAAGTCAGTCCGGTATTGACAGCTTAGCCAATCGTCTTGCTGAGATTCGCGGCGGAGCTGGCAGGGTGTTCTTCCTTGGTGTGGGCGGCAGCGCTGCCACGGCATCTCATGCCGTTAACGACTTCCGTAAGATTTGCGGCATAGAGTGCTACGCCCCTACTGACAACGTGGCAGAGCTGACCGCACGCTGCAACGATGATGGGTGGCCTACGGTCTTTATCAGCTGGCTGAAGGGCTGCAAGCTGAATGATCACGATGCCATCTTCATATTTTCCGTAGGAGGAGGCAATGCCGAGAAAGCAATCAGTGCCAATCTGGTTGAGGCAATCGACTTCGCGCGTATTCGCGGAGCCTCTATCCTGGGCGTTGTTGGCCGGGATGGTGGATACACAGCCAAGTATGCTGATGCCTGTGTTGTCATTCCTACAGCGAACCAGGACACCATCACACCGCACACTGAGGAGATGCATGGTGTAATCCTGCACCTGCTGGCCTCGCATCCTGTTTTAAAAACAGGACAAACAAAATGGGAGTCAACTAAGTGAATCGACGCGCCGTATTCCTAGATCGAGATGGTGTGATAAACAAGGTCGTTATGCGCGATGGAATACAGGATTCTCCGCGCCATGGCGGCGAGTTGGTAATCATCGATGGTGTAGAGGAGGCTATATGCATGCTGAGCAAGCAGGGTTTCCTGGTGATAATTGTTACTAATCAGCCCGGGGTAAAGCGCGGAACCCACAGAAAACAGGATGTGGAGGAGATCCACAAGTTTATTGGAAACTACCTGATGATTGACGGAATCTATACATGCTACCATGATAACGAAGACAACTGTGCATGCCGAAAGCCTAAGGCGGGAATGCTTTATGATGCCGCGGAGAATATCGAAATAGACCTGGGTTCCAGCTACATGATTGGGGATAGGTGGCAGGACATTTGTGCTGGTAACAACGCTGGCTGTAAAACAATTTTGGTGGACTACCACTATCCAATGAACAAAGATTCATGTCCTGATCACAGAACAGGATCATTGTTGGAAGCAGCGCAGTGGATCCTGTTACGGGAGAGAAAATAATTTTTGTTCTTTAAGAAGGTGTATAATTAAACCTTGAATTGGAGGTAACGTGACTAGGTTAACCGCACTTAAGATAAAAATCTTTGCAGATGGTGCCGACAAAGCGGGGATGCTGGAGATGGCTAAGAACCCTCTTATCAAAGGGTTTACAACTAATCCCACGCTCATGCGCAAGGCGGGAATACAGGACTACAAAGCCTTTGCCCAAGACGTTCTGTTAAACATACCAAACCTTCCCGTATCTTTCGAGGTCTTTTCCGACGAGTTCGTGGAGATGGAGCGGCAGGCGCGACTGATTGCAAGCTGGGGGCCTAATGTTTACGTCAAGATTCCTGTTACCAACACACGGGGGGCGTCATCTGGGCTGTTGATTCAGAAGCTGTCCAGTGAGGGAATCAAACTGAACGTGACAGCTTTAACCCACCTGCGTCAGGTGTCTGCGGTTGCCGCGTACCTAGATGACGTAACACCGGCATACATCTCCGTGTTTGCTGGCCGTGTAGCCGATACAGGAGTGGACGCCTTCGCGGTCATGCGGGAGGCTAAGTATCTCGTAAAATTCAAGCCGAACATTGAGATAATCTGGGCATCTCCACGAGAGCTGTACAATATCTTCCAGGCCGATGCTGCCGGGGTAGACATCATCACGGTATCCAACGATATCTTGAAGAAGCTGCCGTTGATTGGCAAGGATCTGGACGAGTATAGTTTGGACACGGTGAAAATGTTCTATGAGGATGGAAAGAAAGCGGGGTTCATGTTATGATTATTGTGCGGAGCCCGTTAAGGATAACACTGGGTGGAGGGGGTACAGATGTGCCTTCGTATTCGGACAAATACGGAGGGTTTTGTATCAGTGCGGCCATTAATAAACATGTGTTCTGTTCTGTTACAAAGCCGTTTAAGCGTGGAATCTACCTCAAGTATTCTGAGTTGGAGGAGGTAGATTCTATTAACAGGGTCAAGCATCCGATTATCAGAGAAGCTCTTAGATTGCTTGAAGTTGAGCCCTGTATTGAAATAACCGCTCTTGCAGACGTACCTTCTGGAACAGGACTCGGATCGTCCGGGTCGTTTACCACAGCTTTATTGAAAGCATTGTATCTGTTTCAAAAAAGGTCTGTATCACAGGATAAGCTGGCAGAGACAGCGTTCCACATAGAAGCTGAAATTTTGGGTGAGCCAGCAGGCAGACAAGATCAATACGCCTCAGCGTTTGGAGGAATAACATGCTTTGAATTTTGTGATGGTGTTGCTGACGTATTTCCTCTCAATGTTTCCCCACGAACCTTGGATGATCTATCAAAAAACCTCCTTCTTTTTTTTACGGGATACAGCCGGTCAGCATACAAGGTTCTTAAAGAACAGGATGAGGCTACTCGTAGCTATGACAGTGATATGGTTAACCATCTGCACGAAATAAAGCGTCTTGGAATTTTGAGTATGGTCGCTTTGGAAAATGGTAAAACAGGACTATGGGGAGACTACCTCCACACCCATTGGCTCAACAAGCGCAAGCGATCGGTGGCCATGTCCAACGATAAGGTGGACGAATGGTACCTCGGGGCAAGAATGAATGGGGCCCGTGGCGGCAAGCTGGTTGGAGCTGGTGGTGGCGGGTTCTTCCTGTTCTATTGCGACGACCCTGATAAAGTGCGCGAGTATATGTCCAACGTTGGACTCCAGGAATTGAAATATCAGTGGGACTTCGAAGGAACAAAAGTCCTCATATCATGATCCCCTGCGCCATACTCTGCGGTGGCCTCGGCACTCGCCTTGGCGACCTGACCAGGGACACGCCCAAGTGTCTAGTTGAGGTGGCAGGGGTTCCTTTCCTGTTCTGGCAACTTGATCTGCTGCGATCCAAGGGAATCACGCACATAGTTCTATGTCTCGGGCACCAGGGTGATATGATTGAAAAAGCCTTGACGCTCTCGTTTGATAGTAGAGGAATCGACATAAAGTTTTCGTATGATGGCGAGGATCTCCTGGGCACCGGGGGAGCAATTTTGAAGGCGCTGCCGATGTTGGGGGATAGGTTCTTTGTGACGTATGGGGACGGGTTATTGGATTGCGATTATGCTGCTGTGGTGCAGCACCATGAAAAAGAGGGAAGGCTCGGCACCATGGTGGTATTTAGGGAACAGGGCAACGTCCTGTTTCGGAATGGGCTCGTTAAGGCATATTCAAAGACAATACAGGATAAAGCGCTCCAACACACCGACTGGGGATTGAGCGTGTTTGAGGCTAAGGCGTTTGGATTGTATAAGCAGGGGTCAAAATTTGACTTGGGGTCTGTTTTTCAGAACTTAGCCCGCCAAAGACTCTTGGCGGGCTATGAGGTTCCGAATAGGTACTATGAGGTGGGATCTCTACTTGGGATTTGCCGCACTATAGAATTTCTTCAAAGTCGGGATAGACAACCCTGAACAGGTCGCCGTTGATTTGAGTGTGGTACTTTTTCAACATGCGGCGAGCGAATCCTGCCTGCTTGTCAGTAAGACAGGGCAGGGCTGCAAGAGCTTTGCCGAACCGACTGTCACAGCCATTAAATCCCATCTCGTCTTTTTTGTGAGCCCCATCACACACGCCGGATAGCATGCGTAGGAGGCCGGTCATAGCGGCTTTCTCAGAGTCGGTATACTGGTGGATAGCACGAGGTTTCTTGGCCTCGGGTTCACTGAGTGGGACGGTGAAGTCTAAAAGAGGAGAATCCATTGACTCAGTAATAATTTTCCTCTTTGAGAGGAGCTTGTTGATCTTGATGCAGTCAATAGAACCGGACAGGACCACGTATTGAACCAAGATTGAGTCGGACTCCTGGCCTATTCTACAGATACGATCTGAACACTGATCCATGGCACCTGGAACAAACGATTCTTCCCCAAAGATAGCCAAAGAAGCTTTGGTGAGCGTTAGCCCCATTCCTGAGGCATTGATGCTACCAATAAATACCATGGCGGTTCCATCTTGGAACGCTTGGATAGCAGCATCCTTTTCCTTGGGACTCTCTCTGCCCGTCAGTACAGCGGTTTCAATTCCCCGTTCTTTGAGACCGTTGTTGATTAGATCAACTGAATCATGATGATGCAGAAACAAAACCAATTTTTGAACCGACTCCAAGGTTTCCAGAACAAACTCAAGAGTCTTGGGAGCCTTGGCTATAGCTACCTTATGTGCCAGCTTTGCCATCTCTGAGAACGAAGCCCGATAGGCCAGATTTAAATTTGCACAGGCTTTTTCGAAGCTGTCGAAATCTTCATTGGCATCTGCCCATTCCTTTTCGGTCTCCAAACGATTGATTTCATTTGACCACCGCTCGTCAGCATCGCGCTCCTCGTTTATGATTTGCGTGAGACCGTTGGATGGTATCTCAATAACCTGATGCATCTTTTGCGGAAGCTCTGGAAGTACCTCGGTTTTGAGTCGGCGTATCATCACATTTTCCCTGAGGATCTGTTGCATTTCGATGGGATTGGATGACCCGCTAAAATCCCAAACCTTCTTCATTACCGCTTTCTTAGTTTTAGGATCTTTTACCCAAATGAAGTCGAATTTTGCGTCACAATATCGACGCAAAAACCCCCAGCTTCCTCCGAATTTTTCAATGCATCCAAGCATCTCAAGTTGAGGTAGTAACTCAACGGTACGATTGAGGATAGCTGTTCCGCTGAGAAGATATCGATTGGGAATAGCCTTTGCCAATTCCTTGCAAGCCTTACACCGAATTGACTTTGGGTTTTTCGCAAACGTCGATTCATCCAAGATAAGGGACTTAGCTCCCAGCTTGACAATTTGAGGGCTCCAGTCCCTCAAGATATCATAGTTTACAATGATGAGCTTTGGGGCTGGACCCTGTTCTGATAGCTCTGGAGAACAGGACTTTGCCCTGCCCTTGAGAATGACAATGGCTCCCTCGCCTCTAAGTTCGGGTATGTCATCCATGGCCTCGTTTTTCCATACTGTTTTTAGGGTGGCTGGGCAAACCACAACGCATGGATAGTCACCCTTTAAATGAATAGTCGCAAGAGCTTGTAAACTTTTACCCAACCCCATATCGTCACCAAAAAGTACTGCTTTTCGTGACATGGCATATGCAATCCCGGCCCTCTGAAACGGGAAAGGTGTTTTGCCCAGGTCTTCAAGCCCCTGGACCTCAGCATCCTTGGCCCGACTATCCTGTATTGATTCAGCTCGCTGGGTTGCCAGTGCTTCAAGCATAGGCCTAGCGATTTCGTCAGAACAGGATATCAGTAGCGATGCGTTGTTGGTATCCTGGGTGTGCCACGTCTTTGTCTCTTTGTCCCAGCGGAATCTGGCTGATTTTATTTTGTCTTTGTGGTCCTGGTATTCTGCCCAGGTTGTGCGAATCTCAAATCTTGCACGTTCCTTATTGTAGGTTAAAACCATACGATCTCCTTATTAGGGCTTAACTTGGGGCTCATCGCTGAGCCGCGTGTTCAGTGCTAAACCTTAGCGTATACAAACAGTTTTCCGTTGATATCGCAAAGGCACGCATAGCCCTTAGTCCACACCTTCCAGCGGTCTTCGGCGTGCTTGACGTGACGTGGATCGAGCTTGGTACCGCGGCAAACAATGACGCATCGAGCGTATAATGCCGCATCGTATGCCGCATCGTATGCCGCATTGGG